ATGCCCGGCCGGCCTGCGGCCGCACCCCTGAACTTGGCCAGCTTCTCGCTGATGCTGGCCAAGCGCGGCGTGATGCCGCATGGCGACGACTGGCAATACGAACTGAAATTCGACGGGTATCGCCTGCTGGCGCGCACGGGCGAACCCGCGGTTCGCCTGCGTGAAGGCGGCGACGCCACGTTAGACGCGCCACCGCGGTACAGGCTTGGCATGCTAACAGCCCCCGACTTCGGCCTGGAGGGCGTGGTTGGAAAGCGCCGCCAGGTCGGCGTACCGCTCTGGCGAGCGATAGCGCGACTGGATAACGATTAAGCGACCAGGGGTGCCACCTGAGCGGTTCAAGAGATAAACATCGTAATTGCTCTGTGCGAGAGCCCACATTGCTTTTGCTGAATGCCCCCCTACGCTAGAAAGGCACGGTAGGCGATGCCCACCCCCCGGGGCATCCACTGTGCATTTCGCCCCGCCGCGATCTAGTCAAGCGGCGGGGTGCTTTTACACCTCTTACTGACTAGGCCGAGGGTTCTGCGGCTCGCCCAATACGACTTCAAGCCCTCGCCAACCTTGGCCGAGAACCTTTCCTTATCGGGCCGGTATCAACGCCGTCGCTGCGCTCCGAGGGCTGGCCTGCCTTCCTGGCATGATCGGTGTACTCAGCGAATTGTCCCACTCGCATGTCGACCGACGAACATCCAATGAGCTTGAGCGTCACCACGTCAACGGGCATCTCGATTGAGGAATTCGTTGTTGAAACACACTTAATGGGGCTGCGGTGTAGACATTGTGGCGGATGCCAATTCAACGAAAATCGTCCAGCATGGAATAAGCGGGGCTCGTGACCTCGCCTTTACGGCCACCGGGGAACGCCCCCAGGCCCCAAGGGCCTTTTTTTCCGTCATTAGATGGACACAGCCCTCGCCCACCTTGGCCGAGGGCTTTTTCTTTTGTCGGACGGCGCCTGAAACCGGCACCTGTCCGACGCACTGAGACTGGCCGCCCCCCTCGAATAGAGGCTGCTGCCGGAAGCTCTGCTGCCGCTTTTATCCCTTCTACTTTTGAGCTTGCGGCTCACCGATTCACTACTCGCTCGGTCAACGCGTCATAGCTGCGTTCGCAGGCGAGCCCGGCGCCTCGGCTGGCGTCAAGCTCTGCAGCCAGCTCTCCCGCTCGCGCATCAGCCCGGCCGAGCACGTCGGCGAGCAGATCGACGGGAGTGGCGGCTGGCGCGCCGCCGCCGACAGCGGCGGGATCGCCGGGGCCTCGACTGGCATTGGCGAGGGCGGTTGCACGTGCGAGCAACTCGCGACGAGCAGTGTCAGCAGCCCGAGCATCGGCCCGGGCGGCCTCGGCTTGTTGGATGGCCGCATTGGCGATCTCCGTCTGTGCCGCGGTGCGGCGTTGTTCTTCGAGGCGCGCGGCGTTGACCGCCTCGGCCACCTGCCTGGCTTGCTCCGCGCGAAGCTCGGCCAGCTCGCGCCCGTACTCAGAAAGCTGGCGCTCATAGTGATTTCCCTGCAGCCACCAGGCGAGCGCCCCGCCCAGCACCGCACCGACCGCCACCATAAAAAAGGCCGCCGCCAGGCGGCCCTTCCATGCGGCCAAGAACTCAAGTGCCTTTGCCATGCCGGCCCTCGCTCTGGCGCAGCCTGCGCTTAAAGTAACTTTCCAGGGCCTGTGCGCCAACGATGCCGAATGCGCTGCCAAGCCCCACCAGTGCTACCGGGTTGAGCTCGGGGAACTGAATGAGCGCCATACCGGCCACCATCGAGGCAGCTGCCCCCATCACCGTCCGAGCGACCACCAGGCGCACGGTGATGGCTTCGTCGCTGGCCAGCAACTTGCCCAGGCCAATCATGGCGCCGACGACCACCAACATAAACAAGCTCTTTTCTGGTTCTTGCATGTACCCGTTTCCTTTGCGGTCGTTTATGCGTGGATGAATTGCTGGGCACGCAGCCAGCGCTGCCGCCGGTCGTCGAGCCCGTTGGTACCGCCGTTGATGCGCCGCGTGAGTTGCGCGAAGTCGCCACGATCGGCCAGCTCGTTGCAGCCGTGCGCGAACCAGAACCACGCCGCTGACCGAGCCGCCAGGCGATCATCGGTGGCGAGCAACTCCGGCTGCGCGACCAGGTCGACGCCGAGCGCATGACCGCAGGCCTCGTAATTCGCGCGGAAAGTGATCTGCTTCAGGCCGCGGCCGCGGAACTTCCAGCCGTCACCGGTGGCCGCTTCGCCGTTGCCGTACCGGCTGGCGTAGACGATGCTGGCGATGCGCGGTTGCCGCTCAAGCGGCACCACACGCTCGCCCGCCTGGCGACCCAAGGTGCCGGCCAGCTTGACCGGCATGCGCGCACCGAAGTTGACCACCAGGCCCTGCACCGAGTAATCGAAGGATTCCGCCAGGGAGGAGAAGCCCTTCGATTCATGGCCGACCTGGGCAATCCAGGCCGCCACCCGGTGCGGAAGCAAGATGCCAAATTCGAACAGCGCGGCGTCGACGTGTGGCCACCAGCGATCGGCCAAGGCAGCGCTGAGATTGGCTGCCTGCTGAAACGTCTGTTTGTCCATGGCTCCTTTCCATAAAAAAGCCCGCACGCGGCGGGCAAGAAAAAGCCACCCCTCAGGGTGTCCCCTCAGGGTGGCCCGTATTGGCGTGGTGGCGGGCTAGGCCGTCAGCAGGCGATAGGCCTCCTCCTGCGTGACGTCCAGGTCGTAGTTGCTGGCCAGCATCCCGGCAAACAGCAGCGCCGGCAGCGGCCCGGTGACCGCCAGTTGGGCGCGGTAGGCCTCCAGCTCGAAGCGCAGGCGCCAGCGGCGGCTGATCTGGTACAGCAGCCCATTGAAGCCCCAGCAGCGCCAGAACTGGCGTACGTGTGTGAGCTCGTGCGCGAGCAGCGCCGTGCTGGTACCGGGGCGCACCAGCACCACCGGGCCGACGGCGTAGCCATCGAAGCGGGCCGGGATCAGGCGCGTCGTGGTGACGATCAGCGCTAGCGGATGCGTGCCGAGCTTCATGCCCACACCCGATACGGTGTCGTCGGTGCCGGGTCAAGGATCCAGGCGCCGACGTGCGCGAGCTCGGCCTCGGTCAACAACCGCACCAGGCGCAGGTTGGTGTGCCAGCCCGGCACCGGCGTGGGCGGCGTGATTATGTTGCCCTCGGCATCCCACTCGCCGCCGGTCGAGATCTCGCCGGGTGAGGTGATGCTGACGCCGTCGGCTGGCACGCGCTGCGGTTGTCCATCGTCGCCTAGCAGTTCAACCGTGAGCCCTGCTGCTAGCAAGCCAGCGCGGACGGTGTCGCGGTCGGGCCCGCGCAGATAGTAGTCGTGGAACATTGTCACCTCACGCGGTCAGGGCTTGGAGTTCGGCATTGGTCAAGCGGCGCGGGAAATATCTGGCCTGTCGAATCCAGCCTCCCCAATAACCAGCACTGCCCGTAGACCCGATAACCAGACGATCAAGTCCGCTAGGCAGCGTTGCCTGGGCTAGCGTGTTGACGGCTGCGCCGTTCAAGCAGAGCGCGTTGTCCGAAGCTTTGTAAGCGAAAGCCATCTTGAACTTGGCTCCGTTAGCAATGGTGGGGCCATTCACCGGAAAACCCTGCCCACCGGTGCTGATTTGTGCGGAGCCTAGGTTTGCGGCGGAACTGCGATACATGGCAATGTTTTCGCTTCCGTTCGCGCTGGAATAGAGCACTAGCAAGCGAGGCGAATTGCCGCCGTTTTGCACCGAGTTGGCGTTGTAGCATTCCGCGTCAACAAAGATCGTCCCCTCGCTGGGATTGAATCCGATCTTGCTCAGGTCGGTGATGATCGCATTGTCGGGGCTGCGAGTAACTTGGGAGCCGGTCGTCTTAATGTAGGACGATCCGAAGGCCCCGCTCGCCTCGATCATCGCGCCGTAGACGGTCAAGCCTGACACACCGTCACCTGTGTATGTGGTCAGGTTATTGGTGTCTGCTAGCGTGATGTACGTGTTGGCCGAGGCGCTGTTCGTCGCGGTGAAAGAGAACTGCCCCCGGAACAGGCCGTTGGGAAGAGCCTCAATTCTCGCGTTGGCCGCGTTCACGACCTGCGACACAGAGCCCCCGCCGGAGGGGTCGAAGGTTACCGCGAGGCTGCCTGCAATCACCGACGCCGACGAGAGTGCTAAGCGCAAGCGGCGAGCAGCGCCTACCGTCTTGGCTCGAAAGAAGATGGAACAGGTATAGGTCTGCCCAGCGGTGTACGCGATCGCCGATCCCGCTAGCTCCTTACTACCTGCGGCCCCGTTGTTCTCGGTGATGTCGAACGCGGACAGTGCGCCGTCCGGCGCTAATTGCGCCGACGTTGCAACAGCGATAGCGGTCTTAATCCAGTACGAGTTCGAAAAGTTCTCGGACTGTAGAACAAGGTTCGTGCGCTGCTCCTCCACCAGCAACCCACGTGCCGCCAGCGTTGCCGGGTCATAGTCCAGGCGCGGCACGTTGGCCGACTCCTGCACCAGGATGCCGCCGCTGCTGTAACGCCAGGCAGCAGACGCACGCGTGAACGCGACGATGTCGCTGAAATTCTTGCTTGTCAGCATCGTTATCCCTTACGTTGAAACACACCGACGGCGCCATACGGCCAGCTCGGGTCATCGTCCCACGCCTGGTGCGCGTCGACGATCAGATTGAGATCGAGGGTCAGCGCATTGACGGAGACGAAATCGAGCTTGAGCGTGCCCTTACTGAGATCGTCCGCGTCATAGGCGCCACCCCCACCGCGCCCCGTCAAACCGAGTCCCAGCCCTAGCACAGCGCCACCAGGTCGGCTGCCGTGGTACCAGTCGCCATCACGCGCACGGCGCGCACAGGCAACATCTCGCCGGGATAGCAGTTACGAAACAGCACCGTCGAGCCGTCCATGCGCATCGCCACCACATCGCCGCCGGTCCCGACGCGGATGGCTCGGGACACCGTCGGGAAATCACTGGCCGACGTGTCGCCCTTGGTAATCGCGAAGTACTCGGACGAGGGCGAGTTCAGACCGGGGACATGAAACTTGAACTTGTCTTCTGCAGGCATGCAGGCCTCCAAATATAAAAAGCCACCCGCAGGTGGCACGATGGAACAGAAGCCCGGGCGAGCCCTAGAGCTTGATGAGGTTGACGTCCCAGTAGCCGGCAGACTGGAAGAGGCAGGTGCTGTGGTCGGTCCCGGTCGTCTCTGGCGTTCGCCAGTTACCGGTAGAGGAGTTGTAGGAGAACACGACCTCACGCAACACCCCCCAGTCGCCGTCCAGCAACTGCCCCTTGATGTCATTCCGGAAGCCCGGGTCCGAGGCAAAGTTCAGAACGCTGCCAGACCCGGCAGTGTTGAGCGAGGACTGGATTGCAGTGATGGCCACATTCCCGAAGTAGGGATCGACCGCCTCCGCCAGGCCACCGTCCGCGGTTAGCCAGCTGTAGTAGGTCGTCGAGCCGGTCGTCTGCTTGACAGGCACCAGGCCCCACCAGGGACGCGTCTTGCCGAGGAGTTGCGCCAGCGTAATCGGCCCACCGCTGAGTCGACTAATGCCGAGCAAGCGCTTCACGTCATCGTGGTTGATAAACATGCCCCCGGCGGCTCGCAGCTCGGTGGCCACGTTCGCCAGAGAAATGGGCGCGGAAGCGGGCGTTGTCATGCGCCCCTCCGCTCAAGTACCTCAATGCGAGCGCACAGCTCCTTGACCGCCTCGATCAGCACCGGTCCCAGAGCGCCGTAGTCGACAGACAGCATCCCATCGCCGCCTTCCCGCACGGCTTCCGGCAGCACATCCCTCAGTTCCTGCGCCAGCACACCGACGAAGCGGGGGCTGTCCGCGATGTCGCTACGGACGTAGGACACGCCGCGCATGCGCTTCACTTTGGCGACCGCTGCCGGGATCGTCTGGACGTCATCCTTGAGTCGCGCGTCCGACGCCCAGACCACGTTCACGGTGGCGGAGAGGGTGCCGACGCAGCGCAGATCGCCCTGGAAAATGTACTTGTAGAGCGAATCGTCCGCCGCGCCGCCAAACAGGTGGCGGCCCGAGCTGTTGACCAGGTGCTCGGCCACGTAGGTGCTGAAGTCCCGAGCCGTCGCCGTATTGCGCACCAACGAATAGGCACCACTCTCGACCTGGCTCTGGAACACGCCGGCGGCGCCGCTCTGGTCGCTCTCCACGTAGCGCGTGTAGGGCACCGTGTGGGTGAGCGTCGCGGTCTTGCCGGCGAGCGTGTCCGTCGTCACCGACGTCGCCGTCAGCGCGGTCACCGTCAGCGCCGGCAGCGACTGCACCCACGCGACGCCGTTGGCCGCGCCGTTCACCGCCATGACCTTGTTGGCATTGCCGGCCAGCGCCGGCGCCCCGGCCGCGGCCTGCGCTGCCGAGGCATAGGTCTGCGCCTGGGTGGCCGAGGTGGCGGCATCGGTTTTGTACTGCAGCACCGTCGCCGCGGTGGCCTTGATCCACTGCGCCACTTTCATCAGCTGCTGCAGCGCGACCATGAAGCGGGTGCGGTGGCCACCGTTGGCGAGGCCCGTGGTGGCGTTGTCGGTGTCGTCGATGGTGATGTTGTCGCCGCCGACGTCCGTGGTAAAGGTGACGCTGGTCATGTCAGTTCCTCGATTTCAAACGGGTTGCTGTGATTGCCGACGAAGGCACGCGTGATCGGGTTGAGCTGGCGCAGTCGCCCGAGGTACGACTGACGCAGCAGGTTAATGGCATCGTCCTTGTCCCAGATCAGCAGCACCTCGCGGTCGACGCCGGCCTGGCGCTGGAGCTCGAATACGCGGCCAAGCGCCTCATCGCGCGATAGGAAGCCGAGCTCGAAGCGCGTCACGCGCCGCCCGCTCTTGCGGTCAAAGTACGGCGTGCCGGACAGCGCGCGCTGCACCGTGGTGTCGGTCTCCCAGCCCAGCGATGCGCCCCACTTGGCGTTGTATTGCGGCTGCCAGGCGCGCCCGACGAACACGCGCCCGAACTCGACATAACCGTCCGGGTTGGCCTCGTCGTCGACCTCCACCTTGATGTAGCGCCCCGCCGTCGGTTTGGGCAGCACCACCAGCAGCAGCGACGGATACTCGCGCCGCGCCTCCTCGGTGATCGAGCCGGTCCAGAAGTTGTCATCCTCCCACTCGAGCGCCGAGGGCGGAAACAGCGTTGGCCACGCCAGCTGCCAGTCAGGGTCCCACAGCAGATAGGAGGCCGCGACGAAATCCAACTGCAGCGAGGCCGAACCGTCGGGCGGCACCACCACCGCGTTGTCGTAGACCGGGCTCGCAAAGCTCGGATCGTTGGCCATCCGCAGGCGCCACTTGGCGGCCGTCGACAGGTTGTGTCGCACCACTGCGATCACCGACACCAGCCGGCTTTGCCCGAGATCCAGCACGAACTGGGTATCAGCCTTGGCCGCGGTGGTGCTGCGCGCCACGCGCGACAGCCGCCGGTCCATCAGATTGTTGAGCGCCACCTGCCAACTGCCACCCGACAGGGTGCCGCCGTCGGCGACGTTTGGATGCGCCAGGAGTACATTTGCCATTTAGCCCCACAAGGTCAGTTTGGCCGTGCCGCGATCGACGCCGGTGTCCAAGCCGATCACCCGCAGCAGACGGCCGCTTAAGCCGTAGCGACTGGTTTGCACCGTCACCACGCTGTCCAGGTCGATCGCGCCGAGCTCGGCGAGCGGGATCTCGATATCGACCAGCGCGCGCCGCACGCTGTACAGGTCGGCGCGCCGGCTGGCCTCGGCGGCCGCGTCGGCTTCCGCCACCAGCGCGGTATCGAAGATCACCGCCTCGGACGACGGCCAGGCCGTCTGTACCGTGGTGCGCTCGCTGGCGGTCTGACGAAGATCCAGCGCGAGGAACGCCCGCCGCGCCGCGCTGACCGATCCCGCCGGCTGCGCCTGCACGGTGTAGTTGCGGGCGAAGCGCACCACCGAGCGCCAGCTCGGCACGCCGGCCGAGCGCACCGTGAGCGCCATCTCGGCGTCGGCGTAGATCGTGGTCGGCGTGCCGCTGGGCGCGGTCAGGCGCCCCATGCGCAGCCGGTTGAGGCGGTCGAAGCCGTACCAGGCACCGATCGCGTTGGCCAGCGTATCCATCACCGCCTGCGCGCTCGCCTCGCCATCGACCCAGACCCCCACCGGCGCGGCGTTGGCGGCGTTGAGCGCGGTCACGTCGGCCGCGACAATGTCGCCGGACGGGATCCCCGCATCGAGCGCCACCGCCTGGAGCAGTGCCCCCGCCCGGGTCTCGGTGGTGGCCACGTCGACGGTCACCTGCCCCGCCGGCGACGAGCCCAGCCGGCACAGGCCGCCCCAGCAGCGCACCGTGCTGGCCGCGGGCGCGGTGGCCAGGAGATCCGCCGAGCTCGCATAGTCGGCGCCGCGCGTGAGCGCCACGCCGTTGTCGTAGACCGTGCCGACCGTACAGCCCTGGTCGGAGACCTGGTAGACCAGCTTGCTGCTGTTGACCAGCTTGGCCGGCAGGTTCAGTACGCTGCCGTAGACGCGCGGCTTGTACTGATCCTTCAGGTCGTCCTTGGTGCCCTCCAGGCCATCGGGCAGCACGTTGTTACCGGCGTACTTGGCGCGCGACAGCGGCCTGCCCAGTGCCGCCAGGCGATCGCGCACCACCAGGCTGATGTCGCTGCCCGCGCTGCGCACGTCGTCGAGCAGCCCCGACAGCACCACCGGCCAGCCCGACACCGCCGTGCCGAGCGCGCCGGATTTGACCACGAAGGGGCGGCCGTCAAACGCATAGTCGGTCAGCAACGCATCAAGCTGGCCGTCCGGGTTGGACAGCAGGATCTCGCCCACCGAGGCGCGCGAGGCGCCGTAGGTGGTGGCCTGGTCGAACAGCACGCGCGACAGCCGCGGCGGCTCGACCAGGCGCGGGTCGAAAAACGCATTGGCCGGCGTGTCGGTCGGGCGCGTGGTGAAGCCTGCGTCGGAATACCGCAGGGTCTCCACCAGCCCGGTCGACAGCCGCCATGCACTCACTTCAATGGCAATGGTCATGGCTACTTGTTGAGTAAGTCCTGTTGCAGCCGCACCTGCTTGGTTTGCACCGCCATGACCTCCTCATGGCGCGCGGCGGCCTGGGCCTCCTTGACCGCCTCGACCTGGCCCACGGCGTCACGCAGCGTCGCCAGCTCGTTGCGCAGCGCCTTGACCTCCGCCACCAGCGCGGCGTTGGCGCCCTGGCCGTACTGCGACCAGTTCGGCGACTGCGCATACTGCGCGCTTTCCGCCCGGGTCAGCACCCGCTCGCCCTGGTGTAGCTCGGCCAGGTAGCCGTCGAAGGGCACATAGGCGAGGCCGCCGGCGTGCGAGCCGTCCGGGCGGAAGCCCTGCACCGCGGCGTAGTCGGCGGCGTACTGCCCGCCGCTCGCGTAGAAGCCGCGCGAGGCCTCCAGGAAGGCCTGCGCGATCTGCGTCCACTTGGCCTGCGCCTCGGCATCCCCGCCCTGCGCCGCGGCCGAGGTTTGCTCGTAGCGGCGCCGCGCCTCGGCATACTGCTGCTCCGGCGTGAGCGTGGACAGGTTGCTCAAGCCCAGCGACTGCTGGAACTCCTGCACCTGTTTGCCGAAGGCCTCCATGGCTTGACCGGCCTGCCCCAGGACATCGGTCATCTGCGCGAAGGCGGGCGCGATCTCCAGCAGGTTGGCGTACAGCTTGCGCCCGCTGTCGCTGCTCAGGTCGATGCCTTCCATCATGGCGCGGAAGGCCTCCTTGCTTTGCGGCATGACCACGTTCAGAGCGGCGAACTGCTTGGCCAGCTGGTCCTGCGCGAGCGCCTGCTGCTCCTCGGCGCTGTAGAACGTTTGGTAATACGTGGTCAACCCGTTGACCAGCGCGTCCATGCCGCCAGCCGCCTTGGCCAGCGCCAGCGCCGCGGTGGCAGACAGTTGGGCGAAGCCCTTGAACGGCATGTCCTGCACGGCATCGCTGAAGCTCTTCAGGGCGTCCAGCGTGCCCAGCACCGCCTGCACATCGGTGGCGCTGAGCTTGCTGGCGTCAATGCCCGACAAGAACTCGGCAAACGGCGCCTCCAGGTTCGCCTGCTGCAGCCCCTGGATGACCGAGCGCTGCAGCTGCAGCTCGAAGGCCGCCATCACCTTTTCAGGGTCCTTCTCGCCCTTCAGGTCCTCACGCCCCGGATACCAGCCGTCGCCGAAGCCTGCCGCGACGAAGGAATTGCCCTTCTTCGGGCTGACTTCATAGCTGGCCTTGAACTGCCCCAGGCCAGCCATCGACCCACCGAACTGCGTCGCTAGCGCCTCCATCGACGCATAGGTCGAGCCGATGGCAGCCGTGACCTGCTCGGCCGCGCGATCGCCCCCGGACGGGCCGGCAAACTTCTGCGCCCGGCCGTTGGCGTCGACCGCGTAAGAGGCGCCATAGCGCGTTTCGCCGCCGCCACCGATCAGCGACCCCAACGCCGCGCCAGCAACCGCGCCGATGATGGTGCCGACGACCGGCAGCGCCGAGCCCACCGTGGCGCCGATCGCGGAGGCGGCCGCGGCACTGGAGCCGGCCACCGCCAGCCCGCCGATGGCGCCCAGGCTGCCGCCCATGGCCGAGTAGCCTTTGTTGTTGAACAGCGCCCCGCCCAGCAAGCCCCCGGCGATACCGGCGCCGGCGCCCCACAGGCCGCTCGCGCCATTGAGCCAGGACAGGTTCGACGCCGCCGAGCCAGCCGTGGCCGACAGGCCCGCCGAACCCCCGGACAGCGACATGGCCGATCCGGTCCCGTACAGCGACAGGCCAGCGTTGGCGCCGTAGCCCACGCCCGACACCCCCGAGCCAAGGATCGAGGCACCGGTGCCGGCACCGAACACGCCGGACGCCAGGTAACCACTGCCACCGAAGGCCGCGCCGCTCACGCCGGCCGGTGCGCCGCCGAACAGGCCGGTTGCCCAGTTGTAGGCATCCCGGCCATACCCCAGCCAATCCGTGCTCCCGCCGTTGCCCGAGGCGGCATTGGCGGTATTGCTGCCGAAGCCCAGCGCGGTCATGGCGGTGGTCTGCACATACTGGAACGGGATGCGCAGGAGGGTGGCCTTGAACATATTCTTCAGGCCGTCCAGGAAGGCCTTGCCATAGCTCGCGCCATTCTCGAAGGCCCGGAAGAACGAGTCGGTGAGCGACTGGTTGATCTGGTCGGCGACTTTGCTCCATTCCTTGGCGGTCTCTTCCGCTTCGTCAGCCCGCGACTGCTTGCGCGCATTGGCGAGCTTCTGGTCGGCCAGCACGTTGAGCAGATCGGCCTGCTCGCGCAGCGCTGCGGCCTGCGCCTCATACCCAGGCATCAGGTCATAGATGGCCGCCTTGGACCGCTTGGCCGCCGCCTGCTCGGCCAGCCGCGCCGACTCGAGTTCGACCAGCTGCTGCTTGTTAAGGCCGATCGCCTGGCCTTCCAGGAGCGCCGTCTCGATGTTGGTCCGCAGCGCGTCGGTGCCCTTCTCGATCGCGTCCCACTCCTTGTCGCGGGCCTCGAGGTACTCCTTGCGCGACTTGGCCGCCTTCTCGCCGGCGATCACCTCCTGGTAGAGCGCGGTGATCTGCGCCTTGCTCTGCTTGAGCGACGCATCCTTGCCGATGCGCAAATCCTCCAGGAACTTGGCGTAGGCCTTTTCCCCGTCGGTCAGCTCCTTGGTCGACGCGGTGACCGCGTCCTGCACCGCGATCTGCTCATGCAGCGACTTGATCAGCTTGTCGGCCTCGCTTTCCTTGGCCTCCCCGGACTTGCTTTGCACCGGCGCCTTGCGCTTGGCACCACCAGCCCCATCATCCTCGCCGCCACCACCGGCCTTTAGATTGGCCAGCCGCTTCTCTAGCTCCTGCGAAAACAGCTTGCGGTTGAGGATCTCGTCGACATCCGCGAGAAAGGCGTCCCCGACATTGGCGGCCGCCTTGAATTCCCCTTGTGCGAGCAGCACGGCCTGCGCGGCCGCGGCCCCAATGCCCTTGCCGATCAGCTCGAAGGTGCGATAGACGCCCTGCCCCGCGTCGACAATGAAACCCAGCACGCGCGCGGTATCCATCGCCCACTCGCGCAGCGTGCCGTCCTTGCTCAGCCGCTGCGCCGACTGGTTGAGCGAGTCGGTGTCCGTCGCCGCCTCGATCATGGCCTCCATGAAGGCGTTCATGGCCGGCAGCGCCGCGGCGTTGATCTGGTTGAAGGTGCCGCGGGCCACCATCGCCATGCGGTCGAGGTTGTCGTTGAAGTCACCGGCGGCCTTGGTCGCCGCCTCCGGCACGATCACGCCGAAGCGCACCGCCTCCTCGGTCGCCTTCTTGATGCCGTCGGCGCCGCTGCTGAGCCAGGCATTGAGGTTGGCGCCCGACTTGCCAAACAGATCCACGGCCAGTGCGGTCTTGCCGGCGCCATCCTCCATGTCGGAAAACTTCTCCATCACGTCGGCCATCACCGCGTCGACGTCGCGCAGTTGCCCGCCTGCGTCGACCACCGACACGCCGATTGCGCGGAACAGCGCCGCCTGGTCCTTGCCGCCGCCAGCCGCCTCGGCCATGTTGACCGAGAGCTTCTTGACGGCGCCGCCCACCTCGTCGAGGCCGAGCCCGTAGAAATGCGCCTGGTAGGCGTACTTCTGCAGCGTGGTAGCGTTGACCGCCAGTCGCTCGGAAAGCTCGTCGACGGCATCCAGGCCATCGATCGAGGACTTGACCGACATCAGCACGGCCGACACGCCCGCGAAGGCGGCCACCGCCGCCGCGACCTTGGTGACGGTTTCCTGCGCAAAGTCACCGATCTTGCCCTTGGCCTCGCCGGCGACCTCGCCGATGTTCTTGCCGAAGCCCTGCGTATCGGCCTGTGCCTTGCTCAGACCGCGCGTGTAGTCGCTCAGGTCCAGCCCGAGCTTGATGAGCAGATCGCCCAGTTTCATGCCTGTACCCTCAGTTGCCCTGCTGGCTGCGCCGCTCTCGCTGCGCCGCAAACTCCTCAAGCGCCGCCGCCTCCATCACACGCAGGTCATTGAAGAGCGCGGCGCGGCGCTTGCGCTTGACGCCATACAGCCGCAGCGGCGTCTCGATCGCGGGATAGTTCAGGCCCGTGCGCACGCATCCGGCGATGCCGGCAACTTGATGCCACTGGGTCTGCACCGTCAGGAACAGCTGCAGCGATTCCCAGTTGTCGGCATGCACCGGGCAGTCCTCGGCGCTGCCGCGCGCGCGGACCTCGTCGACACAATCGCTCGCCACGCCGAAGGCCTCCAGCATCTCGGCCATGTCGGCGTCGACCTCGAAGTCATCGGTCCGGTAGCCGGCCCAATGGCGAGCGATCGCAATCAGTTTTTTTCGCGCGCCCCGTTGCCGTAGGAATTGGTCCAGAACACCAGCTGCGTCGCGAAAAGCGCTTGCGGGATCACCAGCAGCAGCTCGCGATTGGTTTCGCTGAACTCGACCACGGTCTTGCCGTCCTCGCCGACCATGTCGCGCCAGCCGACCAGCACCTGGCGCATCGCGCTCGCCTGCGCGCGCCATTTTTCCGAGGCGGGCAGCTCGGCGGCCTCTTTCTCGACCGATGCCTTCAGCTCTTCGAGCTCGGGCAGCTGCAGGCGCTTGAATTCGGCGGTGAAGGACGAGCGCTCGATCTTGCCGGTTTCGCCGCGCATCTCGACCTGGACGACATCGCGGAAGGTGGGGTTGATTGCCAGCTTGAAAGCCATGGGGGTTCTCCTGAAATGTTTGCGGCCCGCGCATGGCGGGCCGTGTGGCGTGGTGGAAAGTGGGTTACAGGAACGTCAGCAGCAGCTCGTCGTTGCCGGCGTTGGGCACCAGCGACAGCGCCGTCTGCAGGAACACGCTGCCCTCGGAATCCTGATACTGCGGATTGCTCAGTTGCACCTTGGGCGCGTCGAACTTGACCTTGCTGCCGGCGACGGTGCCGTGCGTGATCGAAAGCGCGCCGGTGGTAGCCGCGCGGATGATGCCGGGGAAGTCCTTGGTGGCGATCGACGGCAGCTCCAGCGTCGCGCTGCCGGTGGTGGCGCGATCGGTCAGCTCCACCGTCTCCAGGCCGATCAAGTTGCGATAGCTGATCGTGTTGCCCAGGTCGATCGACAGGGCCTCGCAGGCACCGGTGAAGCCGTGCAGGCTCCAGGCGGCCGTGTTGGTGTTGTTCACCACCAGCGGCACCCGGAAGCCACTGAAATCCGGCGAGGCGGGCAGCGCCGCATCGGTCACCGGCGAATAGATGCCGGTGAAGGTCAACTGCGCCACCGGGATCTGCTTGGCGTTGAGCGAAAACACCACGGTGCCGCGCGCGCCGGTCAGCTTGTGCAGCAGGCCGTCCAGGTAGTAGTAGATCGTGGCCGACTCATAGGTGCCGCTCGCCGGCGCGTACTTCACGTCGGTCGCCGCCGTGACGGTCTCGCTCAGGCCGCAGGCGCGCAGCAGCGGGCCGAACTTCGGCGCGGTGCCGGCCGTGCCGCTGGCCGCCAGTTCCACCTCGAAGTTGACGGTCGAGTAGATCGCCGCCGGCAGCTGCTCGTCGCCGCCCAGGTACGGGCGCACCACATCGCGCGGCACGAAGTCGCCGGTCACCGGCTGCACGCTCATGTTGCGCACCAGGATCGCGTTGGCCGCAGCCGTCGGCGTCGGGTCGACGTTGTAGGTGGTTTCCAGCTTGGCCAGGATCAAGGCCTTGCGCATGATTTTCATCGCTTACTCCTGAGATGGGGCGGGGGCGGCCGGCGCCGGATCTTGGTGGTCCGGACCTTCGACGCGCGTGCGCTTGCCGGTGGCCGGGTCGAATACGTAGCTGCCGCCCAGCCCGGAGTACTCGTCCGAGACAATGGCGGCCGCCGAGTCCAGCGGCGCTGTCGCGCCGTCAGCCGCTTCCGGCTGACTCGAAGGGGTTCGTTTCATGGTTTCCTTAGGCACTCAGGCTGCCGCGCTGGGTGCGATAGAAGAGGTCGTAATGCACGGTGCGGGCCGAGCGCATACCCCCGGTGTGGTCATAAGCGGGCGCATCGGTCGCGAGCTCGCTGACATCGATGAGCTGCGCCGCGGTGAAGCCCATCACCAGCGGATGCACGATCGCCAGCGCCGCCTCGGAGAGCGGGTCGGGATTGGTGTCGCGCACCACCAGCGTGACAAGCAGCTCGCTGTGGCGGTCGACCGCGCCGGTGGTTTCCTGGCCAGGAGCATCAGCACCGTGATGCAGCACCAGCACGTACTTGGTGGCGCGCATCTCCAGCGCCTCGAAGATCGAGCGGGAGAACTGCATGCCCAGCGTCTGCAGCGCGGGCACCGCTTCGAGGGCGGCGCGCAGCTGCTCGGCGTAGGACTCGCGCAGGGTGGTCATGGCAGCTCCTTATGCAACTCCACCGCGACGAAGGCGCCATCGTCGATCGGCATCGGCTCGCCAAAGGGGCGATAGGTGCCGGCCGAGGCGCCGCTGGTCACCACGACCTGGTGCACTCGCGACAGCACGCCGAACACATCGGCGCGACCGGTCAGGGTCCAGGAGCTCGCCCGCACGGTGCCGTCGAGCACGTCCTTGAAACCCTGATCGAGCAGCGCCCTGGCCGACAGGTCCAGGCTCGCCACGGTCACCAGGTCGCCGAAGTCCTCGACGAAAATGTCGAGATCCTCGCCGCGCAGCATCAGCTCTGCGGGTCGCCGTTGTCGGCGCCAGCCCCTTCGCCACCGTCGCCGGGCTCACCATCGCCCGCGGCGGCCTCGCCGGCCTTGGCCGCGGCCTTTTTGCGGCTGAGGATCTCGATCGCGCCCAGCTTCTCCAGCTGCTCGGCCTGGTCATCCGGCAGATCGAACTTGTCGCCGGCCTGATGCTCCTTGCCGTCGGCGTCAACCAACCAATTCGCTTTGACTTTCATGCTTTCTCTCGCAATGACAACAGCCCGCACGCGGCGGGCTGTCAGGGTTTCAGGAATGCGCCGGTCAGGCGATTGCGTTCTGGAAGAAGAACGACAGATCCGGCGCGGTCACCAGCTCGTTGACCCGCTCGCCGGCGCGCACCTGGTAGCCGCCCTCGAGGCCGCCATGCTGCTTGCCGAATTCCGCGTCGGAGATGCGCTCGCCCTGCTGCGCGGTGAAGCCCCAGGTAGTCGAGCGGGTGGTCTCGGCCGGGATCTCGCGGTAGATGAACGCGGCATGCTTGCCCCAGGCGCGCTGCAGCGACATCGCCTGGCCCTTGCGCGCCGTGTTGACGAAGGCGCTGCCCACCAGGATCTCCTCCAGCTCGAGCGCATCGGCCAGTTGCTGGCGCGTCACGCCGCCGCTGGTACCGCCCTTGCCGTTGACGTAGTCGATCACCTTCGGGTGCAGGATCAGCTTGGTCCAGACAGAGCGACCGAAGATCGCGACATTGGGCCGCATGATCGGCGTGTCCAGGTTGGTCAGAATGGCCGTGATCGGATCCGAGCTGGTGTAGTCGGACCACTGCGAGGTACCCGACAGCGTCACCTTGTTGCTGTGGTTGGCCGCACCGAAGACGGTGTTGGCCACGCGCACCTCGCGGTCGAGCGTGACCAGCTTCATCACGAACTCGGCGGCGAGTGCCAGCGGGTCGACACCTTCCGGGGCATTGCGCACGTCCTCGATCGGGACGATTTCGTCCAGGCCGTAGTCGAACACCGCACCGGTCAGCATCGTGCCGCTGCTTTCGACCTGGTTGGGTCGCGCCTTGCGGCCGACGCGGGTGTCGGGCACGGTGAAGTGGTCGGCGACCGTCTGCACCAGATACTTGAATTCGGCCTGCGAGACCGTCACGCGCGGCATCACGCGGTCGGCGATCATCTCGCCGTTGGCGTAGGCGATCACGATCGACGCGATGAGCGCGAGATTGATCGGGTACGGAGCGACAGCAGTCGTCATGGATGACTCCTAGAAATGGGGAAAGGAAAAAAATAGCGAGGACAGCGGGGCGTTTAACCCTGCATCAGACCGGGCGAAAGGAACACGCCGCAGATGTCGCCCGAGACGCCCGATACCTCGGCGAAGCCGATGATGCGAACGTTGGAGCCGGCGCCCGGCGCCGCAGCGACGGCACGACCGACCGAGTCCGAGGTGAGCGGCTGGCCGCGCGTCACGTTGCCGCCGTACTCGATGTCGGCGATGCCGCTGCGCACGATGGAGGGACGGTCGCCGGCGACGTAGGCAAAGCCTTCGGTGGCACCGAGCAAGGTATCGGTGGCCGCGGCGGCCTGCTTGACGGTGCCATCGGTCGCCCCATGGGTGACGATGCGGTTCTTGGCCAGCGCGCTCTCTGCGGTGTGGGTCTTGAGGAGTCCGGGATTGCTCATGGTGGGGTCCTGTGATGGATCGAAGGGAGAGCGCGGCGATTACGCCTGCGCCAGTTCTTTCGCGGCCTGCGTGGCCGCCGCGGCATAGCTCAGCTTCTGGCCGGAGGCCTGGGCGGCCGCCACCAGCTCGCGGGTGCGAGCGGCGATCGCCTTCTGGTCCGGCTTGGCGGCGGCCGCAGCCGGCTCGCTGGTGGGCGCGGCCGGCAGCGGTGCCGGTGCGTCGGCGGCCAGGGTGGCGGCCTGCTTGGCCAGTGCCGCGCGGTGGGCGCCGAGGATCTGCGCCGCCGCCTGGTCGGGCGTGGTCTTGCCGTCGGCCTTGAGCGAGGCAATCAGCGCCTCATGGCCGACCATCGCGTGCGCCTCGATGCCGATAATGCGATCGCGTTCGGCGGTCGCGCCGGCGGTGCGCGCCTCGGCCTGGATTTCTGCCAACAGCTCGGGCGACTGGGCCGCCAGCTCTTCGCGGGTGATGCTCATCGTGGGTCCTTTCGGAGAGGTGGGCAGATCTGCCCGGGTCTTGGAAGGAGGCGCAGGACTGGCCCCCGGGGCTTTGAACTCGCCGGCGGCGAGTCGGGTGATCAGCTGCTCGGCCGTGGCAACGCCATCCACCAGGCCAGCATCGATCGCTTGCTGGCCGACGAAGATGCGCCCGTCGGCCATATCGGAGAGAACCTTGTCGGCAGACACGCCTCGGTTCTTGGCAACCGCATCGACGAATTGCCCGTAGAGGTAGTCGATGTAGTCCTGGATCGAGGACTTCCCCTCTTCGGACAGCGGCGCATAGCTGGTGGCGATCCGCTTGAACTTGCCGGAATAGATGTCCGTCGTCTTGACGCCGCGCTGGGCCTCCGCGCCGGACACGTCTCGGTGCACGGTGGCCACGCCGATCGATCCGACCTCGGTGGTGGTGTCAGCGATGTACACCGCCTGTGCCGCGCTGCCGATCCAGTAGGCGGCGCTAGCCATGGTGCCGTCGGCCAGCGCGATCACCGGCTTGATCGCGCCGACCTCGCGCACGATGTCGGCGAGCTGCTGCGTGCCGGCCACCGTGCCGCCGGGCGAGTCGATATGCAGCAGGATCGAGCTCACCTGGCGATTAGCCGCCGCGGCGCGCAGATCCCGGGCGACCAGGTCGCTCGAGGCGCCACCGGAGATGTCGCTGAAGAGGTTCGCGCGGCGCGCGATGGTGCCCATGATCGGCACGATGGCCACGCCGTTGACAATCTCGTAGTCTTGCGGCGCGCTGCCCAGCGGCTTGCCGATGCTGGCCTCGATCGCCTTCAGGTCGACCGCCTGCCCCAGCATGTGGCGCTCGTAGGCATTGGTGATCGCCACCAGCTTGTCGGGAATGATGGCCCAGGCGCCCGTGACCACATCCAGTAGTCGGTTCATCGTCGCTCCAGAAAAGCGAAACCCGCCATGGGGCGGGTTCGGGTTGTCATTGGTCGTCTGCGCTATCGAGCGGATCCGGCGGCGGGACAGCCTGCCCCGCCGTCGCGCTCAGCAGGCCGTCGCGCTTGCGGGCCTCCTGCTCGCGCGCCTGCTGGGCGTGGTTGTCTTCCCAGTTGCTGCCGTCGTAGCCCATGGTTTCCTTGGCCAGCGTGGTGCGCCCGATCTGCAGGTTTTTCTCCGAGGCCTGCGCTTCCTTGAGCGGATCGATCGCGCCCGGCGCATCGCCCACCCACTGGCAACCGAGCCAGGCGCGGCGAATCAGCGGGTGCTCGAAGTAGCCCGGCGCCGACAAGTAGCCGTTGGCGACCGCCTCGTCGATGACCAGCTCGTACACCGGCTGGCAGAAGTTGGTGGCCAGCCAGAAGCGGCGCATCTTGAAGAAGCGCCACGCGTCCAGGATCGCCGCCCGCGCCGCGGTGTAGCTCGAGGTGTAGTGCTTGATCAGCACCTCGAAGGGCAACTCCAGCGCGACGCCGATCTGCCGCAGGATCGACTGCACGAACGGGTCGAAGAGCGCATTGGGCCGGCCCGGGTTGATCACCTCGACGCTGTCGCCGGGCGCGCCCTGGATCACCGCGCCCTTGCCCAGCCGGTATTCCGGGTTGTCCGTTTCATCGGCAACGATCGCATCACTGCCCTCGGTCTTGATGAAGACCGTGAACATGCCCGACACCACCGCGGCGGCGAGCTCGGCATCGGTGTAGGTGCCGAGCTGGCGCAGCGGATCGATCACCGGCGCCAGGTACGGCTCGCCGCGCGTCATACCGACCCGCCGGCGCTCGAACAGGTGCAGCACGTTGCGCCGGCCGGACCCGCTGCCGAAGGCCTCGCGCCGGTCCCACACGCGTTTGCCGCCGACGGCGCCCAGTGCTCCCGGGTGCTTACGCAGAAAGTGGTACGCGACCGCTGCGCCCACATTGTCGAGCTCGACGCCGCCGGCAAACTGGTCGTCGTCGCGCCGCCCCTGCGGGTTGCTGCACCGGTCGGCCTCGATCAACTGCAGGCGCGTGCGGTAGCGCGTGCGGTGGCGCTCGAGCATCGGCGTCAGCACGAATAGGTCACCGTTCTCCGCCGTCGAGCGATACACCAGCTGCTGCAGCTCGTAAAACGTCTGCGTCAGCGCTGCATCGCATTCCTTGCTCTCGGCCCACAGCGCAAATTCGCGTTGCGCCTGCCGCTGCCAGGCGGTCGCTTCTTCCGGCGTGAGCCCGAGCACATCTCGGTCGACGGTGGGCTGCGGTGCGAGGCCCGTGCCGACCACGTTGGTGACCACCGTGTTGATCGCGCCGCGGGCGAGCGGGTTATTGCGGGCGAGGTCGCGACTGCGGTTGCGCAGCACGGCCAGCTGCGGGATCAGGTCCGCGTCGGCCGAGCCACCGAACGCAAACCAGTTCTTGAGCGAGCGCTTGATGGTCGAGCCGCCGTCATAGGCGCCGGAATAGGCCTGCACCGTGCGCGCATGCACGCGCCGGTTGCCGGCCGCCGGGCTGAAGTAGTTGACGACGCGGTCGACCATCGTCAGCCGTGGAGTGGGCTTTGCGACCTTCATTCCGCCACCCCGTAGCCGATCGTCATGCGGCGACCACCGCGGCGGGCGACGCGGAGCTTACCTTCCCAGTAGTCGATCTGCTGACGGATCTCGGCGGCATCGACGCGGGTGAAGCTGCGCCCACCGATGGTGTAGGCCTGATTTTTCGCCACGGCGCTGCTGGCGGCCAGCCAGAGGTCGAGCTGCTGCTGGGCTTGTTCGGCTGTGATCATGAATCAAATCTCCACGCCGCCCGAGACGGTGCCATAGCGGCGCCGGCGTCGGGGTGGCAGGTTGGGTGAATCGACGGTTGCGGGCAGCACTTTCGGTACCGGCGGCAGTTTCGGCGCTTCGTCCGCGTCGTCGACGTCGTCGACTTCGTCCGCCTGGTCGGCAACGGGTGCATCGGCCGCCGGCCCAGACTCGACCGGATCCGGTACCGGCTCGGGCTCATCGAACAGCCCGCCCTGCGACAGACGCGCCTCCAGGATCGACCAGTCGCGCTCCTGCATCAGGTGCACCTTGGCCGCGCGCGATGCGTGCAGTGCGTACACCTCGCAGTCGAGCGCCTCATTGCGCTTGCCGACCTTCTTCTGCCAGACGCGGATTACGTGGCCGTTCTTCTGGCGCACCGGCGCCTTGACCTCAGCCAGGAGCTGCTCGAAGTAGTCCGCGATCACGTTTTTGTAGACGTGAAAGCGGCCCGGCCCCCTGCCCTCCAGGCTGACGCGGCCGCGCTCGCCGATCAGCAGGTCCTTGGCGCGCCCGACGCCGACCATGAACACCGACACGCCATAGCGCGCGGCCTTGGTGTTCTTCTTGTTGGTCTCCATCACCGGGCCAGGCTTGCGGAAGATCTCCGCATCGGGACTACGCGCGCCCTTGATCGCCATCACGTGCGGCACGCCACGACCCTGGCGCGATCGCACGTACTTGTAGACCGCATCCGAGGTATTGCCGTCCGAGCTGTCGATCGACGCGGCGCTGATGCTCAATGCCATGCCGCGCGCGTGGCGGTACTTGCCAAAGATCAGCTTGTCGAGCTGATTCCAGCAGTCGTCTTGGATCAGCGCGGTCTGCCCGTACAGGCGCTCGTACAGCACCAGCCAGGTCTCCTCGCCGCGGCCCCAGGCGCGGATGACGACTTCGAGACGATCCGGCTGCACGTCGACACCGATGGTCAGCAGTAGGCCGCCCTCGGGCACGGTGCGCGGCAGGTAGTCCTTAGCGCGCTCGGCCAGCTCTTCCGGCTTGGCCTGGTCGCCCTTGAACGAGTAGGCCTCGCCCTTGGAGCTGTTGGTGAAGGCGACCAGCTTGCTTTCGTCTCCCATCGCCAGGTGATGCAGCGCCGTGAGCCAGTTCTCCATCAAGGTGGGCATGGTCGAGCCCGGAAACGGGCTGTACAGCTCGTTGATGAAGTAGCCGGCGATGCCATTGAACGGCGCAGTCGCCATCCAGCGGCCGGCGCGCACGTTGCGGCGCTTCTCCGCGTCGTTCCAGAGGCCGCCGCAATGCGGGCAGACGTAGTAGGCCTTTTCGGGCACCTTGTTGCCGAAGATCGGATGCGAGACCGCCGGGTCTTCGGGGCACTTCAGGTTGTCGAAGCTGAGGGCATGCTCTTCGCCGCAGTGGTGGCAAGGCACCATGCCGACGCGCTTGTCGGACAGCTCCATCTCGGCCGCGATCGTCGAGGTGCCCTCGACCGTCGGCGTGCCGCCGATCACGATCTTGACGCGCGAGCGCCGGAAGGTCTTCGTGCGCTCCTTGGCCAGCTTGATCGAGTCGCCCTGGCCGCGCAGGTTCAGGTTGCAGTCGTCCGGCTCCTCGATGAAGATCCGCGGAATCGGACTCGACTTCACCGAGCTGGGCGAGTTGGAGCCGACCAGCTTCAGGAAGCCGCCGCGGAAGCGCTTGAACAGCATGCGCTGCTGCGACTTGCGGCTGCGCAGATCCACCGCCTGGCGCAGCCGCGGCGTGGCGGTGACCATCGGCTCGAACTTCTCGGCCATGTATTCCTTGGCCGCGCCCTCTTTCGGGAACAGGCCCAGGATCGGCGACGGGTCCAGGTCGATCCACTTGCCCAGCACGTTGCCGAGCACGCCCGAGGTCCAGGCGACCTGCGCCGACTTCTGGCAGCACACCTCGATCACGGTCGGGTCATCGAGCGCCTCGAGTGGGTTGCCTGGCCAGCACAGATATGGCGTCACCTCCGGGTCGTACTTGCCGGCGCGGTCGGCCTCGATCGACGACAGGAAGCGGAACTTGCGCGCCCACTCCAGCGCGTTCATGCGCGGCGGCAGCGCCCAACGCGCGACAGCGGAGCGCAGCGTGCGCTTAGCCGTCGTCGTCATCCTCTTCATCGTCGCCGGCATCGTCAGGATGCTCAGCGTCGGGATCTCCATCATCGTCCTCGCTCAGGTGCTGGAGCTTGCCCAGGCACTCCTCAATGAATGGCAGCACCAACGCCTCGTCGACCTCGACGCTGTGCTTCTCGAATATGGCGTCGGCGATCTTGCCGGGAAGCAGCAGCAACTCGGTCTTGGCGGCCTCGACGTGATCGCCCCACAGGCGCTCGAACGTGGCGGCCGGCGCCAGCATGTCGAGCTTTTCGCCGATGCGGATCTCGACCTCGATCTTGCGGGCGCGATCGAGCTCATCCTTGGGGCTCGACAGGCCTGCGCGATGCATCTCCCGCTGCGTTAGCCAAGTGATCACCGCGCTGGTGTCGTACTCATTGCCGCGGCCGCGCTGGCCAGCCAGCGTCACTGGCATGCCCTCATCTTTCTGCCAGCGAATCAGCGTCTGTACGGCGAAGCCGGTGATCTCTGCCAGCTCCTGCAGGTTGACCGTCTTGCCCATCGGATCTCCAACTAACTAACCCTTGCGCCCCCTTTATCTAGAAACGAAACGCGGATCGAATTACCCCCATGACGCGGTTTCCGGAAGGACCCGGCCGGCCCCGGCGGGCAGGCCGGGCCGGTGGCGGCGTCCGCTGCACTTTTCGTCAGCGTCGCGCCGTGGCCTCGGCCAGGTCGGCCGCGGCGCGCAGATTCGGCACGAGATTGGTGCTGGCCACCTCGCCGACCAGGTCAAAGAACGGGAAGCGCGCGGCGTACTGCGGCGCGTCGATGAACAGCAGCACCGGCTTGGCCGCGCCCCGCTGCAGGTGGCCGATGCGCGCGCGCTCGGCCGTGCTGTACGCGTCCTTGCGGTAGATACCGGCGGGCAGCTTGCCGTCGGGCTGGCTGAGCGCGAAGTACGAAAAACCGCGCAGCCCCTTGGACGGCCGCCCCTTGGCCAGGCTGTCGCGCCGCTTGTCCGTCATGTTGGCGCGATAGCCCTGCTCGCCGAACGCGCGGAAATACGACAGCAGCTGCACGATCTGGCCACGGTTCAAGTTGCCGAAGGCATCGAGCTGGGCCGCCTTGCCCGGCACGGTGGCCTTGCCGGCGGGCAGGATGCCGGCGGACTGCAGCGAGCGCTCGTAGCGCTTCAGGCGCCGCTCGCCCCCGTAGACCTCGGGCAACAGGTACTTCTCGGCCGGCGTGCCCTTGCCCGCGTCGCTCTTGACCCACACCCGCGCCTCGGGGGTCTGCTTGGTGGCCGAGCGAATGTAGATCGCATTGAGCGTGTACCGCGTGGGCCGATCGAAGCGCTTGCCCATCTCTTCGACCAGGCGCTGCTTGGCATCGAGCGCAGTCTGCGTCAGGCCCTTGGCCACCGCGAACGGGAACTGCCGGCCGAGCTGGTCTTCCATCAGCCGCAGGAACGGGCCGATGTTGGTGGAAGCCGTCACATTCGCCATGGCCACTCCGAATCAGGAAAAAGAACAGGTCGGCGCGAACGGGAAGAACGCGCCGGCCTATCGAAAAGGGCCCGCACTTGCGAGCCCCAGGGAGAAGAAAATCGGGCCGATGCGTAGCGGCGCATCGGCCCGAAAAGCCCTGCCAGCCATCCCCCGATAGCCAGGCAGAGAGGAGACACGGTTCAAGCGCCGAACGAGCCCGCGTCCGCCGCGCACCCACACTCGTCGCAGTGGCTGGCCAGCAGCATCGCCGCCGGCAGCATCGACATGCGCTCTTCGAGCCCACACAAGCGGGAAGCGGATGCACCCGGCGCCAGGCGCGACGACGCCGGCGCACGACGCGGGACCGACACGGCAGCCAGCAATAGCGCGCGCGAGGCGAGCACGTCAGGACTGCGCCCGGCCGCTAGCGTCGGCGCTATCACCGGCATGCGGATCGGCGGCAGCGGCTCGCTCCGCTTGCTCCGCCACCATGCGATCAGCCTGCAGATTCCCTTCATGTCGCCGCCTCCTTTTTGCGCGCGCAGCGCCGTTGTCCAGTAGTTCGAGAGTCATGATCGACCCCACGGTCATACCAAGCAGCCACCCGTACACGCCACCCTCACAGGCTTGACTGCGACCGACCGTCGATCTCGGCATACACAGCGCCGGCCGGCGCGCAGTCGAGGCGGAATTTGTTATCCTCGCCGCGCTGCTGGTATGGCACAGGCAGCAGATCGCCCTGGCTGTTTTGGTCGAAGACGCGCACGACTTTTCCTTTCGCACGGTAGTCGTGCGTAGCTACATCGATCAGCACGGCAAGGGAGATCACCCTCATGACAACACCTATCGGAAAAGGTTATGGACGGAAAAGCTTTTGAAATCGCACGCCAGGCACTGGCAGCGCTGGAACTCTATCGAGGCCAGTACGCCAGCTCTGAGCTGTTCCAAGCGGAGAAGATGCGCATCGCAGAACTGGTGCGCGATGCAGGCAGGAACGGCGCCGGCCACCCGGCCTTCCTGACCGCCCTGGCGGCGGCCATCGAAACCATCTAACGAGCCGCAGAAGCGAAAAGGCCCCGCATCGCCAACGATGCAGGGCCTTCTTAGTGCTGTGAAACGTCCTGGTTTCTGCCGGAACGTCCTGGAACGTTGCGGGACGCACTGAAACCACAGCGTAGCGGAAATCTACTGATTTTTTCTCACGTTTTCAAGAGCAGGTGCAAGGGGGGGCTCTTAAGCCCCGGATTCTTAATGAGAAAATCGACTCCCTTGAAAACCAGCTGCTGCACACGATAGGCGCGATCCTTGCCCATGCCGAGCTCGCTCGCGGCCAGGTACACGGGCATCTGCCTGATGTAGACCAGGCACGTCAACTGGAACCACTCCAACGGCAGCTTGCGCAGGGCCTCATGCGTCCGCTCGCATTCCGGCTCTGAGACCGGAATGTACGCGCGCACCGGCAGCGCGCGGATCTCCTCCAGCGTCAAGCAGCTTGGCCCATAGCCATTGCGCTGCCCGCCCCTCGACACCCACGCGCCCCATGACTCCAGGCGCGCATTCACCCATTGCAGCTTGTCACCAGTGCTCGCCATGCTCACCTCCGTTTGCTGACGATGGCCCGGACCGACGCGATCCCGCGTTCAGCCACCGAGGCTGTTGCCGGCAGATTTTCGACTTCGGGAATGCCCGGGATCGGCGGCAGGTGTTCTCGCCGCGCGACTTCCCAGAGCCTGGTCCAACGCACCGCGGCCGCCTGCCAAGTGCCAAGCCGGATCTCGCTCGCGCCATAGCGCACCGCCGTCCAGAAGACGGCGCGACTGCTCCACTGATCGCGCCGCCCAGCGCGCAGCGGCAGCTGCTCGACCGCCTCAGCATAGGCCTGCTCAGCGCACATCTCGGACGCGCCCCAAGTCATTTCCTGCCCCCTGCCTTGAGGGTTGCGCGCGCTTGCGCGATTGCCCGCTCGGCCACGGCAGCCGTCGACGGCAACTGCTCGACCACCGGCTGAGGAGCGGTCTCGACGCTCTCCGCGACGCGCGCCTGGTGCGCGGCCTCCTCGGCGGCCGTAGACGCCGCGACGGCAACGGCGTTGGCGCGGGCGGCCGCGATTTGATCGGCGAATTTCGCCTCCCAAGCGTCCCCCAATTCTTTCGCATTCCGCAACAGTGTCCGGAAGTACGGCCACGGGCTCGCGCCCCTGATGACCCCGGCCTTGTGGGCACCGTGCCATTCGTCCAGAACGCGCTGGGCCAGCGTTTCCGTCATCCCGAGCGTCGATCGCGCAATGTAGGCCCGCTGACGGTCCTCGATGCCGGTCGGCCAGCGCAGGCGTGTCTCCCATGCGATCTCCCTCGCAGACCTCCCTCCTGCAAGCTCGCCTTTTTCGGCCCTGGGCCTGCGCTGGCGCTTCTCCGAGGGCGAACGTTCCTTGCGCTCGGTCGGTGTTTCGTTAGAGGGGTTGCTTTCCTGACCCGCGCCCAGCGGGGCAGGGTCGATATGCCCATCCCCGGAGGGGGTAGGGGGAGGGTTTAAGCTTTTAAAACCGGAAAACGGATGTGTGCCGGCTTTCGGCTCGGAACCATCCTTCGCGCCACCCGCGAAATCCTTGTCCGCATTGGCATTGCCGGCAAGCTCTGGGGCTATCGCGCCCCCTCCGGCTTTTTTTTGGGCGCGCGAAAGCTTACGGGCGGCAAGCAATCGAAATTTCAGGCGCAGCTTGTTGCCGATGGACTCCACCAGGCCAACCTTCTCCAACTGGGCCACGCGGCGACGCAGCTGCTGCTCGGTCGGCTTGCACCCGCGCACACCAGGGCGGCCCTCCAGCTCGGTGTCCTCGCGCAGCGCCCACCAAGACACGGCCGCCGGGTCGTCGCCCACGATGCCCGTGGCGAAGTCCATGCGCCTGCGCAGGGCGACATAGAGGTCGCGCGCGAGATGGTCGACCCGGCGCATCAGCATCCATTCGTTGTCGTCGATCACAAAGGCCGTCATGCCGCACCTCGGGAGCAGTTCTTCAGCACGGCAAGCGGCGCCAACCAGCCGAGTTGCCAGATGTGACGGTGCTGCGACCCTCCTCATAAGGGCACGCTTCCTCTTCAGCGCCCGCGACTTTTGCCGTCGCGCCCTCGACCATGAGGTCTTCGATTGATTTGATGGGATAGTCCATAGTGGAAATAAGCTAGGGCCGCACTGCCGCGGCCTCACAGAGAACATCGAAGGTCAAGAGGAAGGCGTCCGCGTTGTCAGGCCCGCTCTCCACGCGATACACCTGCGTGGCGTCGGCCACCTCCGCTCGATAGGCGGCGCGGGCCGCAGCGTCCGGCATGCGCACCCAGCGCTCGCAGCAGATCTCCGCGAGCGCCGACATCTGGCCAGCCGCGGCGAAGATCCAGAAGACGTCGCACAGCGGCCAAAAGCCCAGCAGATGCTGAGCAAAGGCGCGCAGGCCGCGCATCCCCTTGTCCGCTGCTAGGCGGCAGGCGTGATGCCAGGCGCAGCACATCCGATCCGGCTTCGCGCACGACATGCCAATCGCTTCGCGCGTCGACTTGCAGCACGCCATCTCCGGCCGGAAGCGGACTTCCATCTTCACGCGGCCGACAGCCGATCAAACTGGTACAGGTCGTCATAGACATCGCCCAGCTCGGCACCGCCGTCGTAGATCCCGATCATGTGCTGCAGCGCCTTGTTGACACGGAACTGCGCTTCAAAGTTGGGGTCTCGGATGCTGAGCAGCCGGAAGACGCGCCCCTCCCCGTGCTTGATGACGAAGATGCCAAAAGGCTCGCCACCCTTCAGGACGCGCTTTCTGACGCGGTCGAAGACCGAAGCCAGTTCGCGCTTGTTGAGCGGCTTGCGCGGGCGGAGGATGAGTTTCGGGCGCACGCGAGCCACCGGCTCCGCGCTGGGAGCGCCGGGCATCAGATTGATTCGAGTCATGCGCGATCCGTCGTGCCTGGCTCTGCGATCGCGTCGATGGACATGGTCAGGGCCATGACGGCCTGCATGACCTCCAGCGCCTCCTTGTGGATGCGCTCGCGCTCCCCCGCATTGATGCGACCATCGGCCGCGTCGGCCGTCACCTCGGCAACCAGGTCCGCAAATTCGCGGCTGACCGTCGACAGCCTGGCGAAAATATCGCGAGAGTCCTGCCCGGCTGGCGGCGGCGACACCGCGACCAGCCCATGGCGCCAGCACATCGCCTGCAGGGGGATCAATGCCCCCTCGACGCCCCCCTCCTGGCACAGCTCGACAACCAACGAGTACTCTTCGGCGTTAAGGAAATGGGTGTCGATGCCGGGCCGCAGCTTGTTGCGCAGCACGTTAGGCGAGACGGTCTTGCCCTGGCGCCGGCCCATCGCATGCGCCAGGGCCTCGATGCTGCCCGGATACCGGCGCGCCAGGTTATAGAGCGCTTCGTGCTGATCGATGTCTGAATACTGGTATGTCACGATCGGTAAACCCCCGGAAATTTGGCCGTGCCGCCTCCACGTCACAGCCGTATATGCTTCATCTCAAACGCGGCGCGATGACCGCGGACTCAGGGAGAAACCATGTTCCAACCCAAGCCAAAACTTCGCCTTTTATCCCCTCTGGAGAGGCGGCGAATTGCCTCCCAGCGTCGGGGGCGGGTGCAGCAACGCACCACGGGCAGCTCCCCTGCCACAGCCCCTATCCACGCCGCGGCATCCGATGTCGCTGGATCGTGACGCACATCCTTTCCGGCCCCAACGCGCTATTCCGCGCGGCCGGCCTCTCCGTTCGTACAGCAGTACTCCCGGACGTAGGCCCAATCGACCGTGCTATCCAACTCCTCGCACTTGATCTCGCGATTCGTCAGGCGCTCAATCGCTGGGCAGTACTTCGGTGGAACATGCCCCGAGTCCCTCCACTGCTGGACGACCTGGTAGCTGCTCACACCCAAAGCCCTCGCCATTGCGGAGAGTCCCTTGAAATGCTCGATGGCTCGCTCTATCCCGTTCATGGGGCACATCTTATGCTAGTTTTTCTAGTGTTACTAGTTTCTTTTGTATGGCCACAATTTTTTCTTGTGGATAGGATTCGCGCATGACTATCCATACCCGTATCAAGCAACGACGCGAGTTCCTGAGGCTGTCGATGGAGCAGCTCGCCGCATTGGTAGGCGTCAAGGCCTGGCAAACGATTCAGCAATGGGAAAAAGACGGCGGCACGTCCCCGAAGCGGGAACGCCTAGCTGCCGTTGCGAAGGCATTGCAGACGACACCGCAATGGCTGATGTTTGGTCACGATCCCGAATGGACACCAGAACCAAACTGGGCTCCCCACCCCTCTCCCGAGGGGAGATCAGTTATTTCGGCAGACACTTACAATGCCCTTTCAAACGGGCCGATTCCGTTGACTTACCCTGCAGACACATCGAAGTTCAGACGCGTGTTTGTTGTCGGCAAGGCTCAAGGTGGCCTGCCTGATCGCATTTGGACGGATGGTGATTACCCAGTGGGAGCAACAGACCAGTATGCAGAACTCGCCAGCCCGGACCCGCATGCCTTCTTGGTGCCTGTCGTAGGGCTGTCGATGGCGCCTCGCTACAATCCAGGCGAGTTCGGCCTAGTTGAGCCAGGCACTGAGCCCGAGCTTGAAGACGACGTGCTGGTGCGCCTCGTCACGGGCGAGACGATGATCAAGCGCCTACTTTCGCGCCGGCAAGGTATCCGCCTAGGCAGCTACAACGACCCAGAAGTACTCACCTACGCGCCAGAAGAGATTTCGTGGATGTACTACATCGCGCATCCGGTACCGGCACGAAAGATCAAGACGCGCATGTAATCCAACCCTACCCGCACACCCCGGAACCCGCCCATCGGCGGGTTTTTTTCCGCCCTTAAAAGCCCTGCCTTCAGTAGGACGAGCAGTCTCGTATTCGGAAAGCCGTCGATTTAGAGCCCAACTCCCCACGGAAAGAGGGCAATAGCGCTTACTAGTTTCTCTTGTATTACTAGTTTTTCTAGCGCATACTGCCTCCACCGACGCACCACCCGGTGCGCACCCAGATGGAGGCGCAGTGAACAAATCCAAACACATCAAAGGCTGGATTGCCTACCTCGCCCTGGTAGCCGCTGCCTTTTTCGCCCACGCCTGCGCAGTTGAATCCGACTTGCAGGCGGAGCCCGACACCGCAACTGCGCGCCAAGTGTGAGGTCGGCCATGGCGAAGAACCCGACTTACGAGCAAATTCTGGCAATGCCGCTGACCCAACAAGCGGCATTCCTTGAAGAGCGCCGCCATAGCGCACGCCTGCGCGAGCTGAAGGATATGACCAGCGCCCTCGCGCTTCTTGAAGCAGAGCGCCCTGCAATCCAGGCGACTGGATACAACCTAACCGGGGATTGGATTTCGCCCTCTTTCGGCGAAAAGCTGACGCTCAGCGTATGCGGGACCATCTTTGATGGCGATTTCCGCCTCGCGCGCGCGCTCCTCGTTGCAGGCTTCACCATCGTCGACCGCGGCACCTCTGATACCTACCCCTCCATTCGGTTCAAAAAGGGCCGGCTAACCATCCGCAGCACCCTGCGCCTGACTGATTTGGAACGCGCAGAGCTCGCGGCAGCCGAAGCGCTTGCGCCAGCACCGAAAGCCGCGGAGGGCAAGCAATGATCCGGCCCTTCTATGTCGACCTGCCCACGGTAGCGGCTATCGTGTCGCTCTCCGAGACCAGCGTGCAAAAGCTAGTGCGCGAAGAGCAGTTCCCGAAACCGCGCACCGTTTCGAGCCGTCGGGTTGCCTGGCTCGTTCGCGAAGTGGAGGAATGGGCCGAGGCCCGTCCTGTTTCAGATCTGCTGCCGCCGCCCAACACGTCGAGGAGGAAGCCGCAATGATTGTCTTCCGCATCACCATCGACGGCCGGCACACCTACTTCGGGCTCTACCGCAGCTCCTGGGATGCGATCGAAGACGGCTTCGATCGCGGCGCGCGCTCCGTTTCTGTCACGCGCGCATGAGTGGGCGGCCCTTCTCCCATGCCTCCCTGGTCGCAGAGTTCCTGCGCATCCAGGGCAGCGGCATTGCGGAGGAGGAGGTCAAAAAGCCCGCCATTCGCAAAGCCCTGATCCGCCTGATCGCAGCGCGACTCAAGGCTCAATGCGTCGCCGCCCGCCAGCGAGAACGCCGGCCGGCTGTCGACCTGAAACGACTTCAAGCCAACGACCTCGACTGAGGAGAAAATCATGTTGATCGGACTCACCGGCCGCCCAGGTGTCGGCCAGGACGTGGTCGCCGACTATCTCGCGCGCACCCACGCTTTCACCACCACCAAGCTCATCACCGACCAACTCGTCGACGAGCTGGCTGGCCACCACATCGTGGTGACGCACATCCGCGATCGCATTGACGCCGAGATCCTGGTCGACCGTGGCGGCATCGTGATCCACCTGCGCGATCCCAACCTGCCCGACCTCGGGCCCGAGAACGGCATCGCGCTGCGAGACATCGATCACCAGGTCACCGTGTCGCGCGATTTCTTCCGCGCCTTCGACCTGCTCGACCGCGTGATCGGCGAAGCCGAGTTCTCGGGAATTGCAGCATGAGCAAGCGCACCTACTACGTCGACCTGGTCTGCTTTATCAGCGCACCCAGCGAGACCGGCTACAACCGCCTGATGCGCACGCTGGAGCTGATCACCATCGCCATGGCAGCACAGGGGATCCCGGACTATGACGTGCAACTGAGATCAGCCAAGCGCGCCATGGCTGGCGTTTTCTGGCGCTGGCAGCGCACCGCCCGGATCACCGTGCTGGATCTCGAAGCGCTGACGCTGCGCGCGGCTGCACCCGCCGTCGAGGAAGCGATCGGCCGCACGGGCCTCGACACGTTCACCGCCGCACACACCCTCACCAAGGCCGCCATGCAAGCACAAGGCGCGCCCATCGAAGCCTGATCCCTAGGAATCCGCAATGACCACCATTCAGCACAACGCCGTCCTGCAGGTCCCCCTGTCACAGCTCACCCTTTCCCCGCGCAACGCTCGCCAGACGAGCCCCAAGGCACTCAACGAGCTGGCCGCCCTGCTCGCCTCGCAGGGCCAGCTGCAAAACCTGATCGTCACGAAAGAGATCAAGGATGGCGCGCCGACGGGCCGTTATGAAGTGATCGCCGGCGGCCGCCGCTGGCGCGCTATGCAGCTGCTCGTCGAGCGCGGGAGCTGGAGCCACGATCACCCGGTCGACGTGGCGGAGCGCGCAATCGAACAGGCAGAAGAAATCAGCCTGGCGGAGAACAGCGCGCGCGAAGCGATGCACCCCGCCGACGAGTTTGTTGCCTTCAAGCGCCTGGTCGATGCCGGCACGGCGATCGAGGACGTCGCCGCCCGCTTCGGCGTCTCGCCGCTGGTCGTGCAGCGCCGCTTGAAACTGGCCAACGTGTCGCCCAAGATGATCCAGATCTATCGCGACGGCGAGGCCTCGCTCGAGCAACTGATGGCGCTGGCCATCACCGACGACCCCAAGGCCCAGGAACGTACGTGGAAGGAAGCCGCCAATTCGTGGGACCGCAACCCGGAAGCCCTGCGCCGCAAGCTTGCCAAGGGCGAGATCGAGGTGCGCAACAGCAAGCTGGCCAAGTTCGTCACGCTGGAGGCTTACGAGGCCGCCGGCGGCCACGTCGAGCGCGATCTGTTCAGCGATGCCGGCAACGGCTACCTCGCCGACAGCGCCCTGCTCGAGCAGTTGGCCAGCGACAAGCTTGAAGCGGCCGCCACCGAGATCCGCGCCGAGGGCTGGGCCTGGGTCGAGGCCAAGCCGGATTTCGAGGCCTACCGGATCCACTACGACTACGAGCGTCTGCCCTCGACCACCGCCGAACCCAGCAAGGCGCAGAAGGCGAGCATCAAGGCGCTGGAGAAGGAACGCGCCGAGACCGAGAAGGCGATCAACCAGCTCGAGGAGAACGACGACTATGGCGATGCGCACGATGAGCATTCCGCCCGCCTGGAAGCGATCAACGACGAGCTTGCCGCCATCAAGCAGAGCCAGCAGCAATGGAGCGCCGAGGACAAGGACAGGAGCGGCGCCATCCTCGCCATCACCGAGGGCGGCCTAGCGCAGATCCACCGCGGCCTGGTCGATAAGAAGAAGGCACGCACCGGCGTCGATGACGGCGAGGCCCCCGCGAAGAAGCCTGCCGACAAGACCACCCTTTCCGCCAGCCTGGCCAGCCGCCTGACCGCGCACCGCACTGCCGCCCTGCAGCTGCACCTGGTCGAGCAGCCCACCCTGGCGCTGGCGGTGCTGGTGCACGGTATGCTGCTCAAGCTCTTCCGCAACGCCACCTACAAGTTCGCCACGTTGAGCGCGCTGGATCTGTCCGTCAGCGACAAGATGCACGGCCTGCCGGGAATCGCCGACGACCTCAATTCGAACCCGGCCTGGACCCGGCTGCAGGAGCTGCGCGCGCAGCTGCTCGCTGGCCTGCCGAAGGCCGACGGTGCACTGCTGGCGCATCTGATCGCACTACCCCAGCAGGATCTGCTGCAGCTGCTCGCGCTCTGCACCGCCGCCAGCACCAGCGCCGTCTTCGCCGCCGAGGGCCCGCGCGCGGCCGACGCCGTCGCGGAAGCCACCGGCCTGGATATGGCGGACTGGTGGTCGGCCACCGCAGACGGCTACCTGAGCCTCGTACCGAAGACGCTCGCGATCGCAGCCGTGACCGAGGCCTGCGGCAAGAAGGCTGCCGCGCCGCTGGCCAGCATGAAGAAGGCTGACCTGGCCGCCAATGCCGAGCAGCTGCTCGCCGGCACCGGCTGGCTGCCGAAGATCCTGCGCGGCCCGAAGAGGGCGGCGCCGAAGGCAACCGCCACAAACAAACCAGCACGGCCACCGGTGCGCTACCGCGACGAGAACGGCAACACCTGGACCGGCCGCGGCAAACGGCCAGGCTGGGTAGAGGCCGCCTTGAAGGCCGGCAAGACCCTCGACGAGCTGCTGGCCAGCTAACCACCATCCCGGAGATCTCCATGGCAAAGCATTCCCGCACCAGCCGCATGCCTTCCATCACCAGCATCGGCGCACGCATCACCGAAGAGCAAGGCCTGCGGCTCGCCGCGGCATCGAACCCGGACCGCCCCTTTCGCACGCGCCGGAACATCAATGCCGATGACATCGGCGTCGACCAGCTGGCGGGCGCGATGAAGCGCAAGCTGGCCAGGTGCCGGGCTGCTGGCCGGGGCGGCTGGGACAGTCCACTCGAATGCTCGATCGAGCGGCTGGCCGTGATGCTGGGCGAAGCCGTATGCAAAGGCGACCCAGTCGACGTGGCCAACTTCGCCATGATGCTGCACGTGCGCGGCGGCGATCACCAGGTCATCGCTGAGCAGGCCATGCGCGCCCTGCTGCACGGCAGCCGCGAGCTACTCGCCTGCGATGCCGAGCGCTACCGCAAGCTCCGCGCCGTTCCCGCCGAGCAACTCGGCGTATCCGGCATCCCGTGCATTTCGCTCCCAGGGGGCCCGCGCCGCGGCCTTTGTGGCGCTGACGCTGACGCCGCCGTCGACGCATACACGCCGAGTAAGCCATGAGCTACCGAATCTCGCTGATCGTCACCGCCGTAGGGTTACTTATCGCCCTGGCCATCAGCTTGCACGCCCAGTACCGCTGGTTCAAAAGGCATGCCGACACCGAAGACCAGGAGGAGCACTAATGAGCCAACCCCGTGAATGGTATGCCGCCCTCACCAGCCCGGCCCGCGGCGTGATGTGCATGGACCCCAGCGCCTGGAACCGCAGCCCGGCCGAGATGGAGCGTGTGCTGGTGCGCGAGGTCCTGCCAGGCGAGCAGCCGACTGCGATCACCGCCGCAGCGTGCGGCAACGCTGACGTGGCTAGCGCCATCGAGGCCGCCATGACGGATCTCGCGCGCGAGCTGGGCTGTTTCTACAGCGACATGGTCCCGCACAACGCCGGCCTCTTCATCCCAGGCGAAGCGCGGGCCTGCGCGAACCCAGTCGACGCGATCCGCCGGCTGTTCGCGCACGTGCACGCCGGCGGCCTCATCCACCGGCCGACACCGCCGCAGGCCGACAAGCCGGCCGCTCGCACAGCGAAGACCGAGCCCTCTCCTACCGAACTTGACTCGCGCCAGGTGGCGCTTTTCGAGGAATGACCATGACCCAGTCCATCCATGCTCACCGCCGCTGAGGCGGCCCACGCAGCCAGCAAGGAGAGCCAGACGTGATCCTACTTTGGTTCGCGCGCCTCACCCTCCGGTGGTTGAAGCGACTCGTCCTCGAACAGCCACGGGTAGTCCTGCTTGGTAGCGTCGCCGTCCGCGATCATCTGCCGGATGTAGGCCTCAGCCGCCTCAGCTTCTTCCTGAAGCGTTGGCTTGCCCTGGGCGACGCGGATGGCGTCCATTCGAGCCATGGTGGCTCGCAGATCAGTCGAAAGCGCAGCTACTGCGATAGCCGCGCCAGTTCCCAGCTCGTCCTCGAGCTTCTTGTCGAAAAATTTGGTCATGCGCGCCATATCGGCGCCCGCTCTCAACACTTTAGCCCGATCCAATGAAAGAACGCCCTATCCTCTTCAGCGGCGCCATGGTGCGCGCCATCCTGGCCGGCCAGAAGACGCAGACACGGCGCGCCGTGAAGCTGCCACACAGCAACCCACTCGGCGCATGGGAGCCGACGACGTTCGGTGGCCCCAATGGCGGCCGCACAGCAGACGGCAGAACCATCCCCCTGCAGGGTGGAATTTGGCACACGCGCACAGGAGACAGCCCGGCCTCCCCGTACGGCCAGCCCGGCGACCGTCTGTGGGTGCGCGAGACATGGCAGCACAGCAACCACCCGCTCGGCCCGTACGACTCCGACTGTCTCGCTTTCTACCGAGCCGACTATCTGGACGATCCGCTCGGGCCGGATCTGGAGCACTCCGCAGATGGTATTCGTCGCCAATGGCGGCCGAGCATCCATATGCCCCGCTCCGCTTGCCGTCTTGTGCTGGAGATCACCGGGGTGCGCGTGGAGCGGCTGCATGACATCAGCGAGGCGGACGCCAAGGCCGAGGGCATAACGCCGCGCGAGGTGCGCCAGATGTGGCTATTTGGCGCAAGCGCTGAAGAATGTGCGGCGACCTACAGGCGCGCCGCAGTCGAGCCGTTCCATGAACTATGGGAGCAGATCAACGGCGCCGACGCATGGAATGCCAACCCGTGGGTATGGGTGGTCGAATTTCGGAGGGTTGCGTAATGACCGTCTACGTTGACGACATGGAAGCCAGCTACGGCCGCATGGTGATGTGCCACATGCTGGCCGACACGACCGAAGAATTACTGGGGATGGCCGACAAGATCGGAGTGGACCGGAAGTGGCTCCAGAAGGCAGGTACGCACCACGAACACTTCGACATCGCCAAAAGCAAGCGGACGCTGGCTGTGCAGCTCGGCGCCGTTCAGATCGACCGGGCCGGCCTGGTCGAGATCCTGCGAAATCGTCGCGCCGCCATGACCGCCAGCAAGGAGGTCAAGTGAGCGAGATCAATGTGAATCGGTCGGAGGTCGACGAAGAGCGATATTTCGCTCACCTAGACCAGAAGCAACTAGAGGAACTGGTGGCAAAGGCTGTTGCGGAGAGTGCCGGACTGGATTTGACCCACCGCAATGTCAGCATTAAACGCCTCTGGCTATCCTCGACGAGCACCAGTACGGGTTACAAGTACGAGGCGCAATGCGAGATCGTGGTGGATCGCCGGCAGCATCCTGCACCAGGGGAGCAATCATGACCCGCCCCGCCCTCGCCCGCACCGCCGGCATCCTGTGCGGCAATTCCGCCTTCCGCCAATTCGTCGCTGAGCGCTTTCCCGCCGAGTGGAAGGACTTTTCTGAACTGGAGGATGTCGAGCGGGCCGCCGCCGTGATTCGCACCGTCTGCGAGATCCCGTCGCGCCGCGAACTGGATGCCGACCCAGCCGCCGCCCAGCGCTTCCACGCGAAGCTCGGCTTTCCCTTCAACGCCTCGCGTCGCGCCGCATGCGCATAGACCCCAACGCGTTATGGCGCAGGGGATGCCGCACCAACTAGCAATGAAAAAGGCCCCTGAAAGGGGCCTTTTTCATTGCTAGCGACAGCTCAGCTTCGCTGGGTCACCAAGCCGGCGACCGATGTCTCCGGATAATAGATTGTGCCTTGAATTGGCATCGGAACTCTGTACACGGTCGAGTTCTTCATGAAATCCGACAGATTGCCGCTCACCGCAGCTCCAACAGTGTCGACAGAGCCCACAGCTGCAGAGGGGCGATACAACTGGCTTGCGTCGGCCGAACCTCGGAAGTAGTAGTCGTTCATATTTTTCTCCATCCTTCAAAGCGGCGGTTGTCGTTGATTGGGTCCTGCTGAAACGGTACGGCTGGAACTTGCATCCCAGGCGGCATCTGCGGAACCTGAGCGACCCTACTGATCACTCCCTCGGATACAAACCGGTGGCTACCAAACGGAGCGCTTTCGATCATCACTCGCGGAAGTCGATACTCCACCATTGGCTGTTGGGCCAGCATGCTGAAGGGGTCATAGGGCTCCAGCAGCTTCATCTCTTCGACATAGCTTTCATGGATTTGCTTCAGAACCCCATACAACTCGTCGCTGGGCTTCTCGACTTGCAACCCCAACTCGAGCGCCTCACGTCGATTGATAGTGTAGTCGTGGCTTCCAGACTCTGCGCAGAGAAAATCGATGATTTCCTTGCTCTTTTCCTGGTCTTGCACTTGACGAACAAGCAACTTTTTAGCCAGGAACCGAATTTGTTCGCGCGAGCGAAAAATCTGGCCGAGCACCAGCGGATGGACCTTATTGGACAGATCCAGCAGGAGTTGCGTGAGAGCGGCTGGATCGGCGCCGAACTGCTTTGCGGCGTCCAGGTAGCCCGTGACAGCCTCGACACTTACGGGAACTCGAACATGTGGCGCCTGAGGCACCGGCGGGCTCAGGGGATGATTCACACTGGGGTCAATCGGTCCAAGTGCCGCCTGCTTCGTCATAACGACACGATTTGCGCCGAGCGAGATCAGAGTGCCAGCGCTCAGTGCCTTGGCCGGAATGATGACCTCAAGGTCATCACAGAACGTGTGCAGCAGGTTGATCAGACGCCAAGCAGCGGCCGTGTCGCCACCGTTCGTGTACAACACGAGCGATAGCTTTTTAACGGGCCCGATGGCGTCCAGATGTTGAACAAATATGTCAATAATCTCTGGCGAGATTTGCGTTTCAAGCTGACGCCTATCGCCAGTGATGTACGAGATCACTGACGACCCTCGCATTGAAGCGAGTCGCTCGAACAAGGGCTTTCGCACCTCGAAAGATGACACCGGACTCTCCCGAATTTTTGTTATTTTGGCCCGATCTGTGACGTAGTCGAACGCAAATTGGAGCGGATACTAACATATCTCCGCACTGCACAAAAGAAGCGTTACTACTACTTTTTTGCCTGGCAAGCCTGTTGCAGCCTTGGCACAACCGAACAATAACTCATTGATTTTTAATCACAAATCAATCTTTTGTGACAAAGTCAGCACCGCCATCGCTGGCTAGGGATTCCAATTTCACTGATAGCTTTCCCATCCACTCATGCCGCTCTCGGTCGTACGTGTGCCGGTTGTAAACACCCTGCACGCCTGGGAGCATATGGCCGAGGATGGATTCTGCAACATCGTTCGGGCAGCCCATAGAGGCTAGCAGCGTGCGCGTCGTGCGCCGGAGATCGTGCGGCGCCCAGTGCGTGATGGTAAGCCGTGGGCGCTGGTCCTCTGGCCGAGTCTTGGAATACGGCTGATGGTAGTGCACGGCCGTCTGAATTACCTTCTGCTCGATGGGCCCGCCCACCCTGGCCGGAAATAGATACCCGTCACCGGCCACCGCCAGGCGCCGCCGCACGATCTGCGCGGCCCGGCCGAACAGCGGCACGCGCAGATCCGTCGCGCCCGGCCGGCGGGCGTTCTTGGTCTTCGATTTTGGGATTGTCCACCACAGACCATCCTTCTCTTCGGCGATCTCAGCCGCCTCCATGGAAGCAATCTCAGAGCCGCGCGTGCCAGTCCACAAATACATCACCAACGCATCATCCACGATACGGCTGAAGTTCGGCAGCCAGCGGATCAGTTCGCCCACCTCGGCCTCAGCAAGCACCCGCTTCACCTGCCCGACGGCTTTTCCCTGGATTTTCTTCCCATTGCTTCGTAGCCGGCCGCGCATGATCTGGCGCCACCAGTTCGGCGTATCCTCCCGCAGCCGACCGGCGTCGAGACTGTAATCCCAGGCGGCCCCAAGTTCAGATCGCAGCTTGGCAGCCTGGACTGGGATGTGCGCGAACGAATTCAGGAGATCGAATGCAATCGCACGGGTGACCTCCTCCGGGAGCATGCCGGCAATTGGCGCGAGCATCGTGTCAAACATCCGCCGGATCTCTTTTGCCCCCTTCAGCGCGCGATTGCGCTCCACGTGGCCCACTAGGTAGTCCGCGCACAGCCGCCGCACCGTATACGGACCGGCGTGCGGTAAACTCCCGTTTTCGACCGCGCGCGCGTTGGTGCGTGCCGTGCGCTTCTCTGCGGCCACGTCGCGCCCACTGTCCCGGGCAGCCCTGAGCTTTTCCCATTCGACAATGGCAGCCGCTGGCGACATCGCAGGCCAAGCCCCGATCTTCGTCTGCTTCATGCGGCCGTCGACCGGCGACTTGTAGCGGTAGATCCACGCGCGCCGGCTGGCGGTGCATTCGAGGCGCAGGCCTGGATGGTCTGCGATCGTCATGTGCTCGCCCGGTTTGAGCAGCTTGGCAGCGCGCGCGTCGAATTGCAT